CGCTTTAACTCCGGGAAATCCCACCTCCCCTTTTTCACATCCATCAAAACAATATTAGGACCCGAGTCCTGATCAGGATGAAACACGCCCCACGTCGTAATCACACTATAGTCAGCCGTTTCCTTCTTTGAATACGCCGTGTCATACGACTGAATAATGTAATCCACAGCAGGCGGATTCTCCGAAGGCCAAACCTTCCACCACTCCCGCTTGAGAATCGCACCCTCATCATTCGTAGGCTGCTGCTGCCACTGCGCCTGCCACTTCTGCACGGACAACGCTGCACGCACACTCTGCAACTCCGACAACTGCCAAAACTGCGGCCACAACGGATTGCCAGACGGCAAAATCGCCGGAAACTCAATCACCTCCCAACTGTCAGCCTTGTGAGACGTTTGCTGCTTCACCAACCTGGCAGTCAAATCCTTCGTCCCCCAGCGCGTCATAACCACAACAATCGCACCACCAGGCTGCAACCGCTGCCGCGGACCAGATGTGTACCACTCCCACGCATTGTCCAACGCCATCTCACTCAACGCATCCTGCTCCGAATGCGGATCATCAATCACCAACAGATCCGCACCCCGCCCAGTCATCGCACCACCCACACCAACAGCAAAGTACTCCCCGCCCTTGTCCGTCTCCCACCGACCAGCCGCCTTGCTATCCGCCTGCAACGTCACCTTCGGAAACACTTCCTTGTACTCCGTCGAGTCCATCAAGTTCCTCACCTTCCGGCCAAACCTGACAGCCAACTCTCCCGTGTGCGTCGCCTGAATGATCTTGGTCCGCGGACGATGGCCCATGACATACGCCGGCAGCAAATAGGACGCGAATTCAGACTTTGTATGCCGCGGCGGCATATTAATAATTAGCCTTTTTAAAGAGCCGTCAACAACTCTATTAAAGGCATTGGCCATCTTTTCATGGTGCGAGCCAATGATTGCCTCGGGCCAAACATAACGGACAAAGGAAAGAAAGTCTCCTTGTGCCTTGTCTAATACCTCAAGCTTCGCGAGCCGGTATTCAAGTCTTAGTCGTTGGGCTTCTGCTTCTTCAGGGGTCATTGGCCAATTGCTTTAAAAATTTGCAAAAAATATTTTTAGAAACATGATTGTAACCAAAGGGGGCCTGTTTCTGCCAATTTATTTTTCGGTCGTCATCCATTGTGTGAAATCGGGCTAAAGCCTGCGAAGCCCCGGCATGGGGCCAAAAATCGGGGGCCCGGGGTCCAAGCAAGCGCCGTGCCAACCAGCGATCGCGGCCGGGGATCCTCGGGCCATGCTGCAGTGCACAATGCCTGCGACCCGCGCCAACCGGTCATCCGCGCATGCCTGGTCGCTGCAGTGCAACATTTACCAGGTAGCACGGGCCATGGCCCAGGGCCCGCGGGCCTGGTCGACCTGGGCACGGCCAGCTGGGCCTGGTCAACCTGGGCACGGCCAGCTGGGCCTGGTCAACCTGGGCCTGGGCCATGGCCAGCTGCGCGAGCGCCTGGTCAACCTGCGCGAGCGCCTGGTCAACCTGGGACAGCTGCGCGAGCACCTGGGCGAGCACCTGGTTTGCATGTCGACATGCAAACCGAACGACCTACGGGCCCCAGGCCAGCTGCGACTGGGCCAGGTACAGCTGGCCATTGCACCTGGTCAATGGCCCACGGCCCGCGGCCAGGTTTACGTGGCAGCTGCGACAGCTGGCCAGGGCCAGCGAGACCCGGCATAAAAAAACCGGCCAGGGGCCGGTTAAAACGGGGCAGCTGGCGAGGCTAATCAGGCAGGTCAATCTCTACCTGGGCCAGGGCAGCTGCGAATTCGTGCTCGCCTGTCGCAATCGCATCGGCTAGGTCATTCGTGTAATAACTGGCCAGGACAGCTGGCCTATCGGGCCTGGCCGGATCCGGCCCGCGGATCACTGCGTTGTAGTCGCCACAATCCCGGTCATGACCTACCCGGAGCGAGTAACCCCGATGCGAGCGAACGTATACGGCCCTGGTCATGACAGGTCCCCCAGGTCATGACAGGCCAGGGCTCGAACAGCTGGCCGGATCGCGTCCAGGTACGAATCGAACCCTTCCCGTTGGCGGGACTCTTCACCTCGCATCTGATCCCAGGCGGTACAGCTGGCCTGGATCACGTCCTGGCCGTCCTGCAGGGCCATGCGAAAAAACAGCGACCAGAACAGCTGGTCGCCTGGGAACAGTATCGGGACCAGGACATTGTCATCATTGATCATTACTTACCTCTTCGAATGTTGCGCCTGGCCTGGGCGGGCCCAGGTCCGACAATTGACGTGATAACCCAGTGAATGATTGCGACAGCTGCCCAGGTCATGCTGCGAGCCCCAGGTCGCCTGCCACGTGATGACGCAGTAGTGAACCAGGCGGCAGTGAGCGAGCGAATCGGCGGACAGCTGCAGCATCGTCCGCCTGGCCAGCTGTCCTGGTCCCGTGCCACTGAATCGCAGTAGGCCCGCTAGCGGCATAGCATCCGCCTTGGTCGTCGGATTCGGCCAGGCGACGACCTGTCCCATGGGCCAGGAAAACGATCACATAATCCCGATCCGGCCTGGCACACAATGGACGGCCATTGCCGCAGCTGGAACAGCTGAAATTGGATCCGGCCGGGGCCAGCTGTTCAGGGCAAACTGCGAATCGAACCTGGTCATATGACACGGGCCAGCTATCGCGACTGTCAGCTGGGGCCGCGGCCAGGACAGCTGGCCGGCCGTGTCGGACAGCTGCGATTGCGTCCTGGATTGTATCGGCCGAATAATTAATCACTGTCCGACCAGGCTTCGCAGCTGGCAGTTTCGACCAGTGAAAATGCGAGTAGGTCCAGGCCTGGCCGTCTTTCGGGACAGCTGCAGACAAGGCCCGCAGATATGCCTGGTCGACCTGAGCCGTAGATTCGGCGGGCCTGGGATTTAGCGGACAGCTGGCCGGACAGGTCGAATAGGTCGAATGCTGGCCGGAGCGGTATGTGACAGCGATAGGGCCTGTCTTCGAATTCGAAGAGCGTGCGACAGTACGTAACATGATCGATTCTCACTTTCTAAAAGCCGGGTCCGGGATGAACCCGAATCAGAATCATAAACGAAAAAAACCGGCCAGGGGCCGGTTTCTGTAGACAATGCGACCAAGTCGCCCAAGTGCGACTAGTCGCTGGCGGTCTCCGACTCACGCGCTTCGTCCTGCTCGCGCACGTACTGTTTTTTTGCGTTTTCGGCCGCCGATTCGTTTTCGAAAACCAGTTGAGCCCCGAATGAAATTTGAGTGCTGCCGTCCGACACGTAATCGAAGGTTTTCCAGGGATTACTGCAGTAGGTCGAACGAATGGCCTGCAGGCCAATCAGGGCCAGCAAGTCGGCCAACTTAGTCCCGGCCGGGATAGCGAACGACTGCGAGCCAATGGTGATGGTTTGAACGGTTTTCTGTGACATGATGTTTCTCACTTTCTAGGGTTAGGCCCGACCAACGCGGCCGGGCCAGGGGAGACTATAAAACGAATCAGGCGGGCAATGCAAGCAGTTCGAGCGCACGGTTTTTAATCGCGGCCCCAGTGCCAAACCAAGCGGATTCGAGCCGGGTATTGTCCGACCGTCCGCGCTCGTGATCGACCAGCTGCGTGACTGCGTTCAGCATGGCCCAGCGGTTACCCGTGACGCCTGGGATATCCGCACCAATGGCCCCGCCATTGAACAGCTCAAGGGTACGCTTGAATGCTTTCGACTCGCGAATGTCCGACTTGCCCTGGTGATAGGGCTGCAGCAACGCTTGGACGAATTCGTCCGCCTGTTCAGCTGACATGGGCTCTCCGGCCAGCTGGCGCGACTGCACCATAAACCGTTCGAACTCGCTGGTCACAATGCCCAGCTGCAGCCGGACCTCTTCAGCGTCGAACCGTTCCGAGTGCAACACTCGCACGGCCGACTTCAGATAACCCTTCGAAGTCTCCGCCTCGCCCTTCACCCCGCGGCCATAGGACGTGCCGCCGACCGCGGCCGTTATGGTGTTATTGCACACAACCCGAATCGCAGTGAACTTCGCGATTGTGGCCATAGTCCCGTCATAACTGGTCCCCAGGAGCAGGTAGGGTTTGACCAGGTCCCCGTCCAGAACCGGCGCAGCCTCTCCGACCTGGGCTAAGGCCCACACTCGCTTCCCGTCCGACAGTGCGCCCGCGGTTTCCAATTGAAACCCGCCGACGTCAACCAATCGAGCGAAAAAATCCATCACTTGGGCGGGCTGGACGACATGGTAATCCTTCGACACCACTGCCAGCGGTGCGCCCGTGTCGCTACGGTGCAGGACTTTACGGGCCGGCCATACCTGGTGCCCAGTAACGGCCGGGGTCTGATACTCAACCGCGGACTCTAAGACGGAATATTCCAGGCCCGCCTGGCGTGTCCACTCTTCAATGCTGGCCCCGGCAGTCAGTGCGCGGCCTAAGCCGTGCCATGGGGTATGTCCGGTGTAGGCCATTGCGGCGCGCCCGGTAGTTTCATCGATCATATGAGCCATTTCGCTATCCCTTTCTAAGTTGAACCGGGCAACGCGCCCGGCGTGTTCGAACAATAAACTAATGTTGCGCAGCTGGTCAAGTCGACTGAACAGGTTCGAGCCGGATCTCGCCTAGGTCAACCGGGCCATCCTGGGCAGCCCCGCGCCACTGTTCTGGACTGGTCATCATCTTGACCAGGTCGATAAACAGCGAGCGAACTTCTTTGCGCACCAGCTGGCGAGCGATCTCGCCGAACATGGCGCGCATGTCGTCACTTTGCTTAAGCCTATCCGCCACGTCCGCGGCCAGGACAGCCCGACGCGCCTCGGGCATCAGAAAGTCGGTGACCGATGCGATCCGGTCATCGGCGATCTGGCCCATAGTGTCCAGCAATAAATCAGAGCGAGCGAGATGCCCTGCGACTTCGATTGCGAGTTCATCCGCGTGATTGTTTTGAATCGTTCTGGCGATTTTCTCAACGTCCAGGTTATCGGCAATATCCTCAAGGTCGAGTTCGTCCGACACTTCACGGGCCAGGTCTGACATGTCCAGGTTGCTGGCAATGTCAGTGTAGTCAAGATGATTAAGTACCTCATTGGCCAGGTCCGTGTAGTCCAGCTCGGCCATGGTTTTTTCCGAAATTGCGGAATAGTCCAATTTGTCCGCGAGGATATCGGTTAGGTCGATTTCCATAATGGCCTTATCGGCAACATCCTTCGCCAGCTGGGTGGACAATTGCTCGAACAGTTCTGCTGATTTGATTGACATGTCTTTCTCACTTTCTAAAGGGTTGAATGCCCGGAACAGCGCCCGGTTCGAAGACTATAAAAGACTATTGTGCCGCCTGTCAAGCGGCTACTTGAACATGCCCCCGATAAGGGACCGGAAGGCCAGCCAGCGGGCCAGGTAGGCCATCGCGGCCTTAAAGTCCGCCTTGTTGCGAGCGTACCGCCGTTCGCGCAATTCCGCCCTGGGCAGCGCATTCGTCCTGGTCTCTCCCCCCAATCGCGTAGGGGGTTTTTTCATGGTTTTGCTGGCCCAACGCGGGGCCTTTCCTGTACGTCTCATTTTAGGCCTTTAGTAATCGTTGATTTCAGCGCCGGGATATTTCAATTCCAGCTGTTCAAACCGGGCATCTCGTTCGGCTTCGGTTTCAAAATTCTCACTTTCAAGGACACGAACCCTACGCTTTTTTCCGTGTTCGAAATCCTGAAAATACTCCCTCACCCAAACGCAATAGGTCCATTTCTGGTCCGATTGAATATCCCCCTGGTCTACATGGTTCCCTCCTTTCTCGGTCCTACAGTGCGTCATCATGTCCGTACAGATTTCGTATCGCTGGTTCATGCCTTCGCTCCTTTGATCAGGCCCGCGGCCTTCAACGCCCAGCGCCAATACTTCGCATTGCGCGTAGGGTTTTTTTGCGCGTAATGGACTGAGGTCTGCCGCCAAACCCCATATCTGTCCATTTCGGGCTCAGTCGAAACCCATTCGAACGTGGAGCCCTCCAACGGCCAGGATGAGGGCATCGGGTGCATCCGCAGCTCGTCAACCAAGTGACGGAACTCGAAGGGCTCATCCTCAAATTCAAACCCTCCATCATCGATGAGGGGGTCACCGTCATCGTCGTAGGTCGTTTCTTCCCAAGTCTTCGTAACCAAAATCATCACTTTCTCCTTTCTGTTTCGGGCTCAACCGTTGAGCCCGAGCCGCCACTATAACTTGTTTTTTGACTCCGTCAAACGTAAATGCATCATGTTCCAAATCGGACCGCTGGCCGGCCAGGACTCAAGCGGCTCAAGATCGATACCGTCACGCAAGAGCATCGCGGCCTGTCCGCCGCGGTAAAGCATAAGTTCTGCTTTTGACACATTGACCGTTCCAGGCGGGTGATATTGGACCAGGATGAACGTCGGGCACCCGATTTCTGCATGCGCCATATGGAAGGAAACCTGGTGCGGGCTCAGGGCCACTTGTCTACCGCGCTTCACGACCTTTAGCTCAAGCATCACGAACTTTGCGGGCTTACGGAACGCAATCAGAACATCAGGGATCCCCAAATTAACACGGGATTCAATCCGGGTCATCCGACAAAGTGGCAGGTTCTCCCTCAGCCGGTTGTACAACGATTGCTCGGGCTTCACGTAAGTCCTTTAAGGTTTGTGTTGGGTCGAATGGGGGATCCTCTTTGAGAGACTTGCCTACTTCCGTCATCGGAAGGTCAATAATCTCTTTAGGCGGCGGCCCGCCATACATAGCTTTTAGTTCTGCCAGCTTGCGCTCGACTTCCTCGCGGCTCATCGAGTCAATGGTGCCATGGCGGATCTCCTTGCGATCTACGTAAATCGTCCCTAAAGCCTGGCCACGGCGATATTCAGCCTGTACGGCAGCGCCGTATGCCCCCGCAGCGAGGGCCGCGTCACGTATTGTCTGCATATCGCGCATATGCCGTTCATATGTCGTCCCATACTTCATTGACAGCTGGGTGCGGTATTCCTGGATCGCAGCAACAATATGCGGGTTTTTTTTGGCATTTGTCAGATCGTTGCCGGTCTGATTAGCGCGGTCCTCGGTGTAGCCAGCACGGATCGCGGCCTCCTTCAGGGAGACTTCCCCGCAGCCGGTCACAAACTCCTGTACAAATTTCCACTCCTTGGGGGACAAGGGTCTATTTTGGTCTTCAAACTTAGGGACTGGTGTCGCTAATTTGTCATTTACTGCTCCCGCAACGGTCTTTGGGATGGTTTTCTGGGTCAAGACCTTGCTGATCCGGGTTGGACGGCCGCCTTTGTTCATTTTTTCAGGTTCCTATAGAGTTTTTTACCCAAGAGTAAGTTTTTTTTTTTTCAAAAAAAAGGTGCGCGCGATTTTTATAAGAATTACGTCTGTAGACATAGTGTGATGGAGTGTGTAGTCGTAACCTATTGATTTCATTCACTTATTACGTCATTACGTCTATTACGTCTATTCCCACAAAAAAAATATTTTTTTTTAAATTCTAGCCAGCAGTCTATGTAAACCCCCTTTTGCCGTAAGCCCCGTGGTCCTTGATCCGTGATCAATCAACCTAAGTACTTGATCCATAACGGTTTCCCCTTCTACTGCATCCGTTCCTTGCGTCCTTCCTCGGTTTCCCGTCTGGCTATCAGGCGTAGGGCTCGCAGTAGTGTTTCGGCTGGGATGAGTTCGCCGACTTGAAAGCTTTGGAGGTTGAACGTGAGGGAATCTTGTTTGAGTGTGATGGATGGGCCGAAGAGGAGGTAGTCGATGTCGTTGACTTTGATGCGGTAGAGCTGGAGTAGCCCGGGGTATTCGGAGGGTTCGTCTTCGTCCTTTGGTGGATCTGGGGGTTTGCGTTTCATAGGTTTATTTTGGGTTGGATGTTTTGTTGAGGTTGTGCATGTCCGCTTGGAGTTGTCGGACGTTTTGGTAGAAGAGTTCGGTCATGGCGTTTTTGACTTTGCGGGCTTCGTAGACTTGTTGTGCGAGGGTGTCCATTTGGCAGTTTTGGACTTCGATGCGTCGGCGCAGGCTGTTGATATATTCCTTCAGGGGAATATTGGTGATTTCGATGGGGGGTTCGTCGGTGGAGAAGGTGGCGGGTCTAAGCATTTGGGGGTTCCTGTTCGTCGTCGGTTTCAGAGGGTTGGTTAGCGTTGTAGAAGTTAAAGACCTTGGTCCATGTTTCTTGGGGCACTTCGACTGTGCGGGTAATAGTCAGGCATTCGTTGCATCGGGTGCGGCGAAAGACCCAGTAAAAGTCCGCATTAGGTTCGATGTATTGCCGGGTGTCGATGGTCCTGGTTTTGGCTGAACAGTTTGGGCATTTCATAACAAGTCCAAGGCCTGTTCAATCTTGCTTGCGCAGTTTGGGCATTTCATTCCAGTTCCAGTTCTGGATAGCCTTCAAACGGGGGCAGGGGGAGTGTGCGTAGGAGTTTGTAGTGTTCTGGCTCTTGGTCCATGGTCCATGTTTCTGGGGCAATTGCAGAACGGGAAGAGTGTTCGTTGCTTCGATCTCGGTTGCGTGGGGTGTAGGGGCTTTTGGGCCGGCTGGGTTCTGGGGTGAAGGTGACGAGTGATTCGGTTTGATCGGATAGGCGGTAGGCCCATATGACGCGGGAGCTGCCTTCTTTGATGCAGACTTGTCGTCGGGTGATGATTTTGTGTCGCATGAGGCGTTGGAGTGCGCCTTCGATGGCGATGACGCTGATGCCTTGGACGTACATCATTCCGATGGTGCTTTCGCCGTTTTTCTTGAAGTAGGCTTGGATGCGGTCAAGGGTGTCGTTGGGTTTAGGTTGTTTGGTTGGTTTGGTTGTTGTACGAGTCATTTCATGAGCCCCAGGCGTGAGAGAAGGGCCGTGAGCCATGATTTCTGGCACTGGTCGAGATCGCGTTGGGTTTTGTTCAACGCGGCTTCGAGTTTGACGCTGTGTTCGCAGATGAGGCAGTAGCTGGCCTCTAAATCGGCGAGTTTTTGCTGGAGTTCCTTGGTGCCTTTTTGGTAGAGGTTGTATTCGGTTTGGACGTCGGCGGGGTGGCGAGAGGTTTCCTTGAACGGCGGGAGGCTGGCCTGGGCGCGTTCGAGGGCTTCGAAGGCTTCGTCTTCGGGGGATTTGTCTATAAACATGAGTTCTTCCTTTCTATAGAGTGGGATGAGTTGCGCGTGAGTCAGTAGTGTAGGGGAAAACCAGCTTTTGTGCATGGCCAGGGCTTGAACGTGGAGGTGTTCCGTGGTCCGTGGTTCGATGACCGCGAGCCAGGCGGTGGGTTCATTCATTGACCGTCGCCAAGTAGAAAAGCAACCATATGGTGAGAACTATTCGCCATGCAATCCAGCAGCAAAGCAAAAAATTCATCGCTGGGGAATCCATCATATTCATTAAACATCAGAATAAAGCGTCTGGTAGGTTGGACAGGTCCAATTTAGGTTGACGTCGTCGTTTGACTTTGACGACTACGTGCGGGTAAGGAGGTTCGACCCATACCCAGCGGATCACGAGGCCTTCGTCGTCGAGGATTCCGTATTTGAGGAGCATGGGTATTTTTTCTCCAAGATTGCGTAGAGCTTGTCGCAAAAAGAGTTATAGCTGGCATTGATGTCGCGAATGACTTTCGTGTAATACCAGTTAAATCCATTGTGTCGGGCAATCATGCGCATGATGCGTTTATGGTTTTGTCTGACTTTCATGGGCTTGGTATCCCGATTTGTAGCCTTCGTAGTGCGCGAGCCATGTTCCGGCATGCGCGCGCTTGGTCATTGGTTTCTGGTTGAGTTTGATCAGAGCGGCGGTGTGCCTGGCCATGCGGTCATGGGCGTAGGTTGCTGCTTCCAGGTGCAGTTTCTCGGAGTCAGTCATAACCAACTCCCTTGCAAAACATATTTTTTCTTACCCTTTTGCCATACATCAATCTGCCGTTCCTTAAGCTTTAAACGCTTGGCGTAGTACCGCGCACGGCCTAAATGTTTGGTTGCAATAAAGTTTCTGCCGCCGCCTTTGGGGTAATCAATCCAGCGACAACATACGTAGTACAGTTTCTTGGACCAACAATGTTTCATTTATCTCCCTTTACTTTTATAGCAATTTGTTTATAGCCCTCTCGGCTAGGATGTACGCCGTCGCTTGCGTGAGTGATTGGAACCACCGTATCGCCGTACTCATTTGCCATGTCCCATACAATATTTTGTATATTGGGTTTGATAGCGGGCAATATCCAGAACACTCGGCCAATAATCTTTTCTCTAATAAAGATTAACTCAGCCTTAGTCTTTATGCTTTTGTAGTCGTTACTACCTAAGCTGATGATGACCGTCTTGGCAGTTAAATCATTCTTAAGATAATCTCGACCCCACTGCGAACTGTTAATCCCGCCTTTGGCTATTGCCTCGCACTGGGGCATTTGTTTATGAAGACCCACAGCAATGCTGTCTCCTAATATCAAACAGTCCATTTATCTTCCCTGACTTTTATGGCTGCTTGGTCCGTGAAGCGTGTTGCAGGCCCCGTGCAAAGGCGTAGATGTCCCCGTCAACCACGGTGAGCCCGTACTCGGTGATGAGCTGATTGATATCCGACTCTGTCAGGTCAAAGGTTTCCTGCGGGATAACGTAATTCGGCTTATTGCCGGAAAAGGTTTTGACGGGTTTAGACATCTGGCCAGCAAGGTATGCGGCTTTGAGGACATCCTGTTGGTTGCCAACGCGCAATAGTTGCTGTTGAAGGCCGGCAATAATTGCCTTCAGCGTTTCAATCTCTTCGATTAACTCATTCACTCTTCTTTCTCCTGGTTAAAAAACGGAGCGGGGACTTCCCCGCTCCACCCTCGCAGACCTAATTACTGGTCGGTCTGCTCGTCGACTTTAGCAACTTCGCCTTCTTCAGCTTCAGCGTCGTCGCCCTCTACATCCTCTTCGTCTTCGTCGCCTTCTTCAGCGTCCTCAGAGCCAAACTCATACTCGCTTTCAATTCGCTCAGAGTAGATCTTAACGGTGTCTTTGTGGTTGATGCCGTCCACAAAGTCCTGCAAGCTTGCCATGTCGACGTCTTGGACGTCTGCTTCAAACGTGATTGTGACTTTCATCGTAAACTCCAAAAATGGTGCCGGATCGGCCTTATTAGGATCGCAGATGAATGTTGCAGTCACATATCGGACGTGACATCTAGTTTACGGTAATAACGATCCGCCTCTTCCCAAGCTTTGCGCAGTTCATCTGACCATGCTAGGTCATGCTGGATCAGGAAGTCACTTAGGATTAACCCTAGTGTCTCTACAGGGTTGTAGTTAACCTTGATGGCGTCGGAAGTCGAGTTCAAACGTGGTCGCATGTCAATCCTTTTTGGTGTCGGTGTTGAAGCCCTCGGGGCGTTTGCGAAGAAAGCACGGCTCGCACTTCCATCGAAACCCTTTGCCGGGGGCAAGCATCACTTTATAGGTGCCTGGCATGCGCATGCAAACCTGACACATTGGCGCGGCTTTAAGGGTGTCCATTTATTGGACACCCTCTCGTTGCACAGGCGTCCAGCCAAACTTGCGCCACGTTCTGGTCACGTCAGTATCCGCGGCCGGGTAATAGACAAAGTCTGGATGACTCAAAGGGATTGTAGGAATTGCCTTGGAGTGATAGCGGATGACGGGTTGTGCCTCGTTAGTGCTGTCACTGGTGATGTCATCAAATAGGTTCATGTGTTACTCCTCGTTTAGGTTATTGAACGTGTTCTGGCGATGCGTTAAAACGTACACCACTTTTTATACATTTCATCGAGCTTGATGATGTAGTGCTTGCATTTCTGAGAGTCGACATCTCCGCGCTGCACTTGGCGCATCGAATACTTGATGATGTTGCCCTTCAGAAAGCCAATGAATTCAGTCTTCGTGAGCGTTGCTTCCATGACGTCCCACGGTGGAACTCCCATGTCTTTGTAATGATTGCCACCGACTTGATAGTCGTTTGCGGTAACTGGCTCGCTGACTACGGGGATGACTTCAGGAGTCACTTCAGGGGTCACTTCAGGGGTAACAATCGGATCAGCCGGAGTGTCGTAGCGGTTTTTGGTTTTAAAGGTCAGTTTGCCCTTGGTCCGTGGTTTCTTAACCTTGAGGAGCTTCTCTTTGATGAGTTCGCTCCTAATCCGGTAGACGCGGGGCAGTGGGATTTGAAAGAGGTCTTGGATCTCTGACGGCACAAGAGTTGGGTTATTCCTCCAGTAGACCTTAGCGGCAACGGTGGAGGGCAGACGTGGTCGCGTTGTTTTACGCATGAGGGTGCTCCTTAGTAGTTAGGACAAAGTTGACGAACTCTTGACCCAGTTCGTTATAGGGTAGGGACTGGAATCTCTTGGCTATCTGGTCCGTCGCGCTGTTCCACGCCGCGGTCCACACTTCGTAAGACCATCCGCCGTCGTCCTCGAAAGCGCGGTTGCCAATAAAATCCTTGAAGCTTTGAAACATCGGTGCCTCCACGAAGATCGGCTTTGAGCTGTTTATTGATTTTGTAGAGAATTTCGACCTTCTTTTCTTTCTTCCATTCAGCAATTTCTTGTTTAGCAAGTTCATATTGGACAATTTTTTTACCACTTGGGTCGGCCCTAAAGAGTGCCGCTTGATATGCGGTGTAAAGGTGGTTGTAGGCAATGTTGTGATCTGCCCAAATAGCCTTCCAATTCTGTAACGACTCAATAGCCGAAACAGCTTCAAGCAAGATGTTTTGCAAGTCACCTTTGCGCTGCAGGTTGGCAAAATGTTTCAAACGAAGCGTGATGTCTGGGCTGCTCATAAGTTTTCAGCGATCTCGTCTTCCAACAAAAGAATCTCCGACTCGTTCAAAGCCCGGAGGATGTCAATACGGCCCTTGCCCGACTTTGACTTCTTAGAAGTTGCGTCAAGATAGACCGCTTTGATCTCAATCTGAGATGGCAGCCCGTCTTCCGCGGGCAACACCTCAAAATCGATATCGATGGATATCTGGACGGTGGTCGGGAACATCACTCTCCTTTCTTTCAGGTTCTTGGGCCGTGGCCCGTGCTTCTTGAATGATTCGGTCAAATTCTGCGTCGATGTACTCGTGCAGGATTTTGCCCATGGCAAGCTCGCGGAATTCAGCGATTTCTTTAAGCTTGACGTACTGCTCAAGCCTAATCATCACCGACATCCAGGGCTTGTCCCTGGCGGACGGCGGCACTGCCGTAGTGTTTCGTCGTATGACCAATGTGATCTCCTTTCTCTGATGGGGGAACTGTATCGTATTTCTACAGGTAGTGCAAGCACCCTGTGTTTTTAAATAAAAAAAAGCCAGGCCGCGTTAGCGTAACCTGGCAAAACCGGGCTCTAGGCAGCCCAGCGAGGAGTCGGAGATGATTATACCGCTTGTCCCCAGGATGGGCCAATTTCCACGTCTGCCTTGGACGGGACTTCGAGCTTGACTGCTTGGGCCATGATCCGTGCGGCTTCTTCCGCTTGAGCTTTGTCCTTCACGCTAAGTGCCACCTCGTCATGCACCTGCAGGAGTACCCTGAAACCGGCCTTGTGCAGCGCCACCATGGCGGCTTTGGTCTGGTCAGCGGCAGAGCCTTGGATGAGGCGGTTCAATCCCTTGTAGGTCCCGGCACGCTTGATCCGTTGTCCGTATTCCATGATTGCCTGCTCACGCGGCAAGGCCTTGTTAACGCCCCACTCGCTGGGTTCCCAGAGTGGGAAGCGGCACTTTCGGCCTAAGAGTGTGCGGATTGAGCCGGAGGAGGCGGGATGCTCGATGCGCTTCATGACCGCGTTGACGGTGCCCTTAAGAAACGGAACATTTTGGTGAAAGTTATCGATCAGTTCCGACGCCTCTGTAAGAGGCAGATCTAGCTGGACCGCGAGCTTGTTTTTGCCCATGCCGTACATAAGGCCCAAGCCGATTGTCTTGGCGGATTTGCGATCAATCTTTGCCATGTCCGCGACCATCTGATGGAAGTCCGTGTTTGGATTTTCCTTGTATGCGCGGGCCATGGTTTCTGCTCCTGGCAACTCTAGGAGCGTTGCGTAATGGACCAAGAGCCGTGGTTCTTGAGACGAGAAGTCATTTGCTGCCCACAGCTCGCCTTCTTCTGGCAGGAAGAGGCTGCGCACCATCGGGCCGATGATCTCGTGCCTGGCTGGCACCTGCTGGAGGTTTGGCGAAGCCATAGAGAGACGGCCAGTAACGGTTCCGCCGTCGTCAGAGCGCATCTGGTTAACGTGCGGATGGATGCGTCCTGTCTTGGCGGAGAACTCAAGATAGGGACGTAAGAACGTGCCGTGAGTCTTGTTCGTCTCCCGCGCTTCCACAATCATTTTGGCAATTGGATGAGGGCAGCTATCCAAAAACCCTTTTGTAAAGCTGGGGAGCCCATTCTCTGTCTTGCCGTAGGGCACGCCCAACTTGTCAAAGGCAACAGCAATGCTCTGCGCGGCCCAGATGTCGATAGATGCTCCCGAGAGCCGCTTAAGCTCCTTAATCAGCTCTTGCTCGCGCTTAATCAACTGATCGATCAACTGCTCCGCTTTAAGCCTGTCAAAGCGGATGCCCTTGTAGGTCATATCCAGCAGAACAGGGAAAACGTCCGTCTCCACGTTGAAGATCGACTCCACCTCTTCTTTTTTAAGCAAAGGCTTAAAACACTGCCAGAGCTTGAGTGTGAGCGCAGCATCTTGCTCTGCGTATTCTCCTACGTACATCGCTGGGAGCTTCCAGAGTTCCTTCTTGGGATGTACGCCAAAATCGCCAGCGGCTTGTTTGAGGTTGGCTTCTGACTTGGCTTCCTGCAGATAATCAAAGCCCAGAGCGTTGAGCGAGAAGGAGAAGCGGTTCTCATCGAGCAGCGGTGCGGCGAGCATAGTGTCTAGGATTCGGCCGTTGACCTCGAACCCTGATGCACGCAGCCAGCCTAAGTCGTAGGCGGCGTTGTGCATGATCTTGTCTGCGTCGGTTTTTAAGACTCCGCGAATCCAATTATCAACAATTCGACGGTCCAAATTGCCGCCACCAGCGTGAGCAATCGGAAAGTATCCGGACCAACCATCCACAGCAATAGCGTATCCAACAATATACCCGTCATTTCGAGGCCACCCCGGTCCAAAGGATTCAAGATTAGGGTCGCATGTCTCCAAGTCGATGGCAATCTCTTTAGCCGTTGACAGGTTTGGAAACGACTGCGGAGGCACCCACTCCGTCAGAGTCGGGAACATTGAGATAGTTCTCACAGATGAAAGCCTTTCTGCTGATTCTTTGGTAGCACAATGTGCAATTCTTGCTTGGCTCTCGTTATACCGACATACAGCAGTCTGTTGATGTCATCCGAGTTACGTTCGTACTCTTTTGCAAACCGAGTGGACAGGTCTGACAATAACAAGACCTTGTCCGCCTCGCCACCCTTTGCTCCGTGGATCGTGGAGAGCTTAATAGGAATCTTGCCGGTGATCTTCATGCCTCGGCGCAACATGGCGATGATGTAGTCACGTCGTTCTTCGCCGATCTTGGTCAGAGCCTTGTGCCAGATATCATCAGTCAAAAGCCCGTGCTTTTCTTTAAGCATGTCCATGGTGTAGGACTGCTCCTCACTTGCACCTTTTAGGCCCTTGAAACCGTGCTTCACGAAGCTTGAGTCAAGGTACTTATAAATTGCTTTGACAGTGATAAAGGGCACGGGATTGCCCCTACGCAAGGATTCCCATCCGGTGACCGCGGAAAGAATGGACTCAGAAATGCTCCGTTGTCCGTGGCGCTCGAACAAGAGTCCTTGGCTCTTGATCCATGAGTGCATGTCTGTGAGCAGATAGTTCGTGGCGGCCAGGATGAGCCAATCGCCAGCTGTAATGTCTACGTGGGTGAAATCGTTGTAGTACTGGACCGATCCCTCTTCTTGGCGTGGGTTCCAAGTTTTGGGCTGCCGTTCGCGAATGCGATTGACGACAGTATTGGCCAGTGCATGCACTTTTGCAGGCACCCGATAAGACTGTTCGAGGATGGTGATTTTGCCGGTCAAGTTAAGAAAGCTTTTGACATCGGCACCCGCCCAGGTGTACACCGCCTGATCATCATCCCCGGCTAAAAAAACTCGGTCAGACCGATCTGCGAGCGCCATGACCACGGCCCATTGCAAACGGGACAGGTCTTGCGCCTCATCAATAATCAGCACCTCCAGCCGCGGCAAGAGATCAACCGATTCTACGACCCGCTCTAACAGATCGGTGAAGTCCATCAAATCGTGCGAGTCTTTGTAGTGCCTATAGGCACGTTCAACGTACTCAAAATGAAACCACTCGATCTGCATGGCACTTTGGTTGTAGTGCGTGCGCAGGTCCAGGCCCTTGATCCGTGCGATGTTGATCTCGTTCAGGATGGGGTTATCCACCTTGACCATGAAATCTTCTTCGCCGTTGTCAATCCCGATCTCGATTCCCGCCTCAAGGGCAAAGGACTTGTAGTCCATGGGAGACATCATGTCTTGCGACTTAACGCTCAAGCAGCGATAGGCAAGGCTGTGTAGCGTCCTAAACCACGGGAAATCCGTATCGCGATTGAGATCGGGGAACTTGATGATTGCTCGGTCGCGGGCTTCCGTTGCAGCCTTTTTGGTAAAGCTGAAATAGCCTATTTGTTGTGGCGATACCCCGTTGGCAAGCTCAAGGTTGACGATGTCGAGCAGGAACGTCGTCTTGCCTGAGCCAGGCGGCCCAAAGATTTTTTCAATTTTCATCAAGAAGCTCCTCGGGCACGGGCCAGAGGACGATGGGCGTGGAGTCTCCCATATACGCGGACAGAATGTTGAAGTCCATGTATTCCATCGCATCATCGCGGCTCATGCCGTTCTCTTCCATCTTGTCCAACATCTTCTCGCCGTCGTAAATCAAGCGGTCGACCAGCATGTGGCCGTGCCACGTCTGGCCAATCCCGATCACGCAATCGTCGTAGTCATAAATCTTCAGGATTTCAGGTTCATCGCTCAAAATGGACTCCGTTTTTTCTGTTCAGGGGTTTCAAAAGGTGCGGATTGCTTTACAAAGCCGGGCAGTTTCCAGCACCGTGTTGCGCGGTTTTTAAGAAATAGGCTGATAGGTTCGCCTCCTAAATCACGTAGACGTTGCGCCATCTTTGGAGCGGTCATGCCTTGAAAGTTATTGCGTTTAAGGTGTGCCTCTAAATCTTTCATGCGGAAGTAGATTCGCCCTTCTTCCTCATCCGTCCAGGGTCGGCCTAGTAGGATCTCGTCGCGGTCCATTGCCTGCTGGAGGTGAGTACAGAACTCCTCCAACAAGTCCATGAACCTGCCGGTAATGCTTGTGTCCTCGGATGCTTCTGTAATTTGCTCGGTTTCCACCATCTCTTTCAGGAGCGCATTCAGGAGTTGCTCCCAATCCTGTTTGCGCAGCGTCGGCGGCAGGACGTTGATCTTGTCCACACAGGCTTTCTGGAACAGGGACTGGTTGTACAGGTGATCGGTATCGATCTCGATCCGTTTGCCATTGATGTCCAGAAACCATAGCGGTGGCTCCGAGTTGTACTTAGACAGCGAGGACAACTGAGGGCTATCAGGTCCGTGGGCCCCGATCCCATACTTTCTGGTCCTGCACAGCCCTGAGTTGCAGAAACTATTGAGCGGTTGATCCTTGCACTTATAGTGATAATCCTTCTTGTGCAGTTGCTTTACGATTATCTGCACTTCATTGTTTGGGAGCGGCGGCGCAACATACTTGAAGTTGTGCTCTACAAGCGCATTGTCCCAACTGGTCGGGTGTAGCTGCTTAAGATAGATGCCAATGTTAAACAGCGTGTTGTTTCGACCGCCCTCTGGAACGCCTTGAGAGCAAAGAGCCTGCAGGCATGGTGGACCATCCTTAATGGGGGCATCCGGAACCTTTGGGGCTTCTGGAAAAACGAGTTCAGACTGGACGTTGGCGTTGTAGAGCTCGTAGAACTCTTCCATCGTAGCGGCACTGCCATCCTCACGGATGGCGTAACGCATTGTTTGATCCCCGCCAAAGTAAGGCAGATTCAGGAAGTTGCCGGTATCCCCCCGGTCGACCAGGATCTCTGATTGCTTGGGAAAGATCTCACGACCAGCTTCTCCCAAGAGTGCCGCGGCACCCTTGAGATAGCGTTGCATGTCTGCTGCCGGAATGGGGTCCTTCACAAACAGGAACACATGTGCCCCACCTGATTTACTGCGGCATACCACCATTGGCAGGTCAAGGGACTTTACCTTTTTAACAAGGCCTGCATGGTCCAGAGGGTATTGGTCAATGTCAATACATCCCCAGATGCACGAGTTATCTGCCCGGATCGGGATGATTCCGAGTGAGGGTTCGACGCCTTCGAGGTGTTTGACCCAGAGGTCGTCGACGGGTGGTTTGCGGATGACAACGGCTTTTCCAGCCTGTTTTCCTGTGTCTTTTGATCCATGGATTTGATAGGTTCCGTAAGCAATGTCCAAGCCGTTGAAGATCGACTTGAACCGGGTGATGTCGGTCATTCTGGCTTTCTCGGGCAAGAGGGGCGTCCCCCTGTCAAGCATTGCTTTACAGTTGGACGCCCCAAGCGATTAAAACGGCACTTCGCTATCGTCAAAAGGCGTTGAAGCGCGAGGACCTTGGCCCTCTTCCTCATGCTTGATTTTGACGTCACCTGCGCTGATCGACTGGGCAAATGCCTTAGCCGCTTCGTAAACTTCTGCGCTTTCGACGTCGCCAACACGGGCGACTTCCCAACCAAACCACTTCCCTTTGTCGTTCGATTCTGGGACCGTGGTCAGACGGTACACCTGACTATAGATTGCGGGACGAAACATCCTGCCGTTTGCGCCCACCTTTTGGACAGCTTGCATCATGCTGTTCCATTTGCGGGACTTCTTCAACTGCGTCGACTTCATCACGATCAACGCAGGGGCGGGAACTCCATCCTGATCCAACACCATAACATAGTAGTTGGCGGTGTTCTCGATGTAGTTTCCACTGTCGAGGTAGTCCCGATTATCTCCTGGCTCACGATGTGTGCGCGACAGGATATCGCTCGTTGCCGGGTAAATATTGACCGGGGCACCAGTGCCCTGACCGCGGGGTGCCCACTCGACATACTGTCGGACGTAAACACAGGGAATGACCGATACCCCGACTTTACCGTCGTACAGTGTTCCGGTGACGGAATTGTAAAGCATGCCTGGACGGGCGTTTGCAAAATCAGCAACTTCTGGAGAAGTCGTGGTCAACAGGCGCAGAAACGGGAGCGCGAAGTCATCCCGATTCATCCCGTCAAACCCGCTCTGGGCGTCCTCCTCAAACATGGAGGTGAGTGCGAGTGCGGTACTCTCGCTCTTAACAACCGCTAGTTCGTCTTTAGCCATGATCCGTGATCCTTGAAAATTAAGACTTGATAACAGCGCGTTGGCCAATAAAGGCACCAAACAAATCGGATGGAACCTCGCTACCTTTCTCCACCCGCTCTCTTACCCATGCCTTGAGGGTCATGGACTCAACTTTTTCCGACTGCTCCGCGACATAGCCGCGTAGAGCCAGAATTTCCAACAGCCGCGAACACTGCTCGTCTTCGTTACGTCCGAAGCGCACCGAGACGTTGTTCTTGATCAGATCGCCAAACCCGTTGTCGCGTAGCCAGGCAAACGCCTCGGCCCGCTTTTCTTCCTTGATTGACGCACTGTAGAACGGCTTGACCTCGATGGAAGAACCGTCCGCCATCTTGAACGATTTCATCCCCAATTCGGCCAAAGCCTGTGGAAGGACTTCCTCGGTCAGTTTGCGATACTGATCCTTGCGCTCCTTCAGCATTGCTTCCATGTCCTCGATGTCTTTCTCGTGGAGCTTGGCAAGCTTCGCCAGTTCCGAAATCGCTGACAAGTCGTGGTTCTTAACCGTCAGGGCATCGGCATCCTGCTCAAATAAAGTCGTGAGACTCATCTAACTCTCCTTTCTTAAACAAATCAACCTCAACTGGGATGTAGCGGCGTTCCCGCTTGTCCCACTTGAGGCACTTAAAACGCCCGTTGTTGCGGGCAGCTGCTATTGCGCAGGTGATGCCTATTGCACTGGGGTCACCAATGAGCAACAGCCAATCATCGTCGCAAAACTTCTCCAGCTTGCGCTGAATCCTTCTGATCGTAGGGACCGTCGAAAATGCAATCTGCGCGTTGGGCGGCAGGATCACCTCAATCGTCCCAAAGTCCTGAGCACTTGCAATATTGTGTTGCAGAGTCTCTTGGATCACAAACACCTTAGCCACAAAATTCTCCTTTCTTGACTGAAGGACCCACTGTACACTAGCAGTTCTCGGGGCGCAAGTCCCTTCCACCAGAAAGGCAGAAATGACCGATTTCTTGACGACCTACCCATACCGTAACAAGCCCTTCTTGCATCAACAGGCGTACCTTCAGAAGTTCTGGGAACGCTCTGTCTGCGCCCTCTTCGCAGATATGGGAACCGGCAAAAGTTACATGTTAATCAACAACTTCGCCATGCTCTACGACAAGGGCAAGGTGAACGCTGTCCTGATCGTAGCCCCCAAGGGCGTATACCGAAATTGGTATAACTCCGAGATCCCCAAACACGTACCCGCTCACACCCAATACCGCATGGCGCTGTGGTCCCCGTCGCCACGGAAAGCGGAGAAAGAGGCCTTGGACAAGCTCTTCGAGGTCACGGAAGACCTCAAGATCCTAGTCATGAACATCGAGGCGTTTTCCACGGAGAAGGGTACGAAGTTCGCCAGCCGCTTCGTCACGTATCACGATTCGATGATGATCATCGACGAGAGCACCACGATCAAGACGCACAACTCGGCGCGAAGCAAGAACGCTGAGAAAGTTGGGCGCACTGCCCGGTATAAACGGATAGCGACAGGTTCTCCCGTGACCAAGAGCCCGATGGACCTGTATTCCCAGTGCCTGTTTCTGAGCCCAGATTGCCTGGACGCTTCAAGCTACTACACGTTCCAGGCGCGGTACGCGGTCCTTGTTGACAGGGCAGTTGGAGCCCACAGCTTCAAGCAGATCGTTGGCTATCGCAAGCTTGATGAGCTTAAGGAAAAGCTCGACAGGTTCAGCTTCCGGGTGACCAAAGATGAGTGTTTAGATCTTCCAGCCAAACTATATGTCCGTAGAGAGGTAGAACTCACGAAAGAGCAAGAAAAGGCCTACACGGAAATGAAGCTTATGGCCATGGCAGAGTTTGACCGCGGACTAATGACCACGGTCAACGCGCTCACCCAGTTAATGCGGATGCATCAAATTGTGTGCGGCCATATCAAACTTGACACGGGCGAAACGCTTGATCTGCCCAACAAACGGTTGGATGAGCTGATGCAAGTTGTGTCGGAATGCGACGGCAAGATGATTATTTGGGCCAACTATCGTCACGACATCTTCGCTATCAAAAATGCTCTGCAGGCTGAGTATGGGATGAACACCGTGGCGGCTTACTTTGGCGACACAGATAGCGACGAAAGACAACAAATTGTCAGCCGGTTCCAAGATTTTAACGACACCTTACGCTTTTTTGTCGGAAACCCGAAGACGGGTGGCTATGGCTTGACTCTTACGGCAGCCAACGTAATGGTGTATTACAGCAACTCGTTTGACCTGGAGGTCAGGCTGCAGTCAGAAGATCGGGCGCACCGAATTGGGCAGACCAAGAATGTGACCTACATCGACCTGATCGCGCCAGGAACCGTTGACGAAAAAATCGTCAAGGCCCTGCGCGACAAGATCAATATCTCTACCCAGGTCTTGGGCGAAGATATCAAGCAGTGGTTGATCTAACTCGGTTGCGGCTGCTGTTGGCGGGCAGCCATCATCGGGCTGATTGAGTCAAACGGGAAGAGCGACTGGAATTCCGACCGACTTTGCGGCGCAGGAGCTCCTCCCGGCTTGGGAGCCGGAGGAGTGCTCGGACCAGGGGGCTTGCCAAATAGATTGGGCAGACCCGTGGTCGGCGGGGCAGGAGGCAGGGCACGGAGCATCTGACCTGCACCTGGGCCCGTGGGCCGTGGTTCCTGGGGCTCTTTTTCGTCAAAAGTTGCGAAGTTCAAACCGGCAGCGGCAAGGTACGAATGCAAGCTGCGAGCCATGCGGAACCGCTCGACTTGGGTTTTAGGCTGCGTGAGCAATCGAGCCATCAGCTCGGGGTCCTGAGAAGCTTCTTGAATGATCTGCTTAATAAAGACCTTGGGCATTTTCTGCACCATGTCTCGCAAGTACTTTGAACCCGCAGACGCAGCAACCATAGATGCGCCGCCCCCGCCACCCGGGGTCATTTGTTGGATGCCCCGGCCTATGCCAGAACCCATGATCCGCAGACCAAGCGTCACGGCCATGTCTTGCAGGTTTTCTCCTTCATCCGAAAGCATTTGCTTGCTTGCCATCGACTTCTCGATGCGCTGCATAGGGTAGATTAAACGCTTAAAGTTATTGCCTTCTTGCGCGGTCATCAACCCTTGCGTGCGCATGATGTTGACTAGAGAAGGGCCATTAGGCGTAATCTCGTCAAACATAATGCTGTAAAACTTGGTTGGGCTGAAGTTATCTACACCCCCCGCTTTTTCAAAAGCGTAGTCGTACATCGTCGATTTAAGGCCTTTTACCGCCTCTGGTCCGCCTTGTATTGCAAGTTTGGCCATATTCTGCACGCCCTTGATCGGCGTTTTGCTTGCAATAACATCCGCCAGGGCACGAGCAGGGTTGCCTTCGTACTTCAGCACTTGAGCCCACGCCGCTTGAGAAGCAGCTTCTTGCATCAGCTTGCTGTTTTGATTCGTTAC